ATTAAAGATTTCCCTATAACAAAAGATACAGAAGATAAAACAGGTTGTGTTGTTGTTTGGGAAAGACCTTGCAAGGATCCTGAGTTTGGAATGTACTATGCTAGTGTCGATCCCGTGGGTGAGGGTAAAACTACAACCTCAGAATCATTATGCGCAATATACGTATATAAAACATCAGTGGAAGTAACTCGCCGTGATGGTGATGAAGTTGAAACAGCTATTGAGCAAGATAAACTTGTAGCTGCATGGTGTGGTCGCTTTGATGATATTAATAAAACACATGAGCGATTAGAGCTTATCATAGAGTGGTATAATGCATGGACTATTGTAGAAAACAACATTCCTCAGTTTATTACTCACATGATTAACCGCAAGAAGCAAAAGTATCTAGTACCTAGACAACAGATTCTATTCTTAAAAGATATAGGAGCTAATGCTAATGTATTCCAGGAATACGGCTGGCGTAATACAGGGACTTTATTTAAAAGTCATATGATAAGTTATGCTATTGAGTTCTTGAGAGAGGAGTTACATGAGGAGACAACGACAGATGGTAAAGTAGTTAAGACTACCTATGGTATTGAGCGTATTCCAGACATCATGTTGCTTAAAGAAATGCAAGCTTATAGAGAAGGTGTCAACGTCGATAGACTTGTGGCATTTGCTGCTTTAGTAGCTTTTGCAAAAGTTCAACAGGCTAATAGAGGTTATAAAAAGAGATTTGAAGATACAGGTAAACCAAAAAGCTTGGATAACCGCGATAAATTCAGTAAATTGAATATGAGCCCTTTCCGTCATATGGGAGGTGGTGATAATAGATTTGGCGGTGCGCGTTTACCAAGAAATCCATTTAAAAATTTTAGATAAAAGATATGCAGATATTTAATGCAATGCAGGTTAAGTCTGGTGCCAAAGTAGAGTACAACAAAATGGGTACTCTTAACCAGCCTATTCAATTTTTACCACGTTCCAAAAAAGATGAAGCTTGGGCTGCCTGGAATCTTGACTGGCTTGAGTGGGAAGGATTAAAGCAGATCCGCCGTAATGCCCGCCGCCTTATGAAAAATTATAAGTTGGCAAAAGGTATTATAGATAAAACAGATTACATTGTTGAGCAAGACAATGAGTATGCTGATATGATTGAGGTGCTTACTAAAGAAGATACATCAGCATTAGAGCTTAAATTTTATCCTATTATCCCAAGTGTTATTAATACACTTGTATCTGAATTTTCTAAAAGAAGCACTAAAGTTATATTTAAAGCTGTTGATGATATTTCATATAATGAGGAATTAGAGGCTAAAAGAACTGAGGTAGAACAATTATTATTAAAGCAAGCAGAACTGAAGGTTAAAACTAATCTTCAGAATATGGGATATGAAATTGATGAGAAACAATATCAAGAAGTAGTATCTCCAGAAAAACTTAAAACTCTACCTGAGATTCAGAACTTTTTTCAAAAGAGTTACACAGGTATGGTTGAGCAATGGGCTACTCACCAGCACTTAAATGATATTGAGAGATTTCACATGGAAGAACTTGAAGAAAGAGCTTTCCGTGATATGCTTATTACAGACCGTGAGTTTTGGCACTTTAAGATGATGGAGGATGACTATAATATTGAATTATGGAATCCAGTATTAACCTTCTACCATAAGTCACCAGATACCCGCTATATATCAGAGGGAAGTTGGGCCGGTAAGTTTGATATGATGTCAGTTGCTGATGTAGTTGACAAATATGGTTGGTTGATGAATGAGGACCAGCTTAGATCATTAGAGCTTATTTATCCTGTACGCTCTGCCGGTTATCCAATTCAGGGTTATCAAAATGATGGTAGCTACTATGACGGTACCAAATCATATGAGTGGAATACTGAAATGCCATCTTTAGGTTATCGCCAGTACACATCTATGTGGCAAAACTCTACTGTTGGTGGTGATATTGTTAAATGGATTATGAGTGAATCTGAAGATTTCTTTGATATGGGATTAACAGATATGCTTCGTGTTACTACTGTATATTGGAAGTCACAACGTAAAGTTGGACATTTAACTAAGATTGATGATCTTGGTAATGCATCACATGAGGTTATTACAGAAGACTATCAAGTAGTGGATAAACCTATTTATGATACCAACCTTATTAAAAACAAAACCAAAAACAACTTAATTTTTGGTGAGCATATTGACTGGATCTGGATCAATGAGGTATGGGGCGGTGTTAAAATCGGACCTCATCAGCCTACATTCTGGGGAACAAAATCTCCAGGTGGTATCAATCCTATTTATTTGGGGATAAACCAAAATGCAATTAAGCCTTTAAAGTTTCAGTTTAAGGGTGACAACTCTTTATATGGATGTAAACTTCCTATTGAGGGTTCTGTATTCTCAGATAGAAATACAAGATCTACATCATTAATTGACTTGATGAAGCCATTCCAAATTGGCTACAATATCGTAAATAATCAGATTGCAGATATATTAATAGATGAACTGGGCACAGTTATCTTATTGGATCAGAATGCTTTACCTAAACATTCACTTGGTGAAGACTGGGGCAAGAATCCATTAGGAAAAGCTTATGTGGCAATGAAGAACTTCCAGATGTTACCATTGGATACTTCTATTACTAATACAGAAAACCCGCTATCTTTTCAACATTACCAGAAACTTGATCTTGAGCAAACTAACCGCTTGATGTCTCGTATTCAACTTGCAAACTATTTTAAGATGCAAGCATTTGAGACAATTGGTATTACTCCACAGCGTATGGGACAACAGCTGTCACAAGAAACAGCTACCGGTGTAGAGCAAGCAGTGAACTCATCCTATGCTCAGACTGAAACCTACTTTATACAACACTGTGATTATCTAATGCCTCGTATTCACTCTATGCGTACAGACTTGTCTCAGTATTATCACAGCACTAAGCCATCAGTACGCTTACAGTATATTACAACGGCAGAAGAGAAAGCTACCTTTGAGATAAATGGTACTGATCTTATGTTAAGAGATTTTAATGTATACTGCACAACTCGCTCTAATCAGCGTGCCCTACTTGATCAGTTAAAACAATTAGCTGTTCAAAACAACACGACTAATGCATCTATCTACGATCTTGGTAATATTATCAAGTCTGAATCTATAGCTGAAGTTACTAATGTTCTTAAAGCTACTGAGATTAAAGCTGAACAAAGACGTAAAGAGGAAATGCAACAGCAACAACAAATGCAAGAGCAAGCTCTTAAGGCTAAGCAAGATGAAGCTAAGATGAAAATGCAGTTTGAGTCAAGCGAGAATGAGAAAGATCGTCAAGCTGATATTCTACAAGCTCAGATTAAATCTGCAGGTTACGGCTCTATGCAAGATATCAATGAGAATAAGCAAAGTGACTATGTTGATGCAATGGACAAACTTCAGAATACTGAGCTGTATAGACAAAACACTCAGATTCAGCAAGATAAGGAAGTGTCAAGAGCCTCAGAAGCATCTACTAAGTTAGATCTTGAAAAAGAGAAACTTGCTACTCAAAAAGATATTGCAATGACTAAGTTGCAGATAGCCAGAGAGAACAAAAATAGATTCGATGCTGGAGCTGAGGAATAGCCAATAGCTATATAATCAACTTTAATTTTTGAGATTTTAAAATCTTAAAAGTTTAAATGGATACTTTTGCATATATTGATACTATAAACCAACAAACAATGAGCTTAGATAACACAAATACTGATGTTACGGAAGTAGCACAAGTAGAAATGAACCTAGATGAAATTCTAGGAACACCGGGTGCAGAAAGCGTTGTGCTCCCAGAGAAAGAAGTAAAGCCTAATATTTTTAGTGCTAAGAATGAAGATCTTTCTTTTATTGACAATCCTGAGGATGAAGAAGAATCTCAGGGACAGAAAGAACCAGAATCTATTGATGATGTCTTAAAAGACATTGATCCAATTATTCAAGATGAGGAAGAGCCTGAAACTAAAAAAGCAGGAGGTCGTCCTAAAATTGATAAGAGTGGGATGGCAGAGGTAATGAATAAGCTTATTGAAAAAGGACAGATTGTTCCTTTTGAAGATGACAAGCCTATTGATGAGTACTCCATCAAAGATTTTGAAGAGCTTCTAGAAGCCAATTTTGCTGAAAGAGAAAATAGAATCCGTCAGGAAACACCTGTAGAATTCTTTGAAGCTCTTCCAGAGGAACTTCAAGCTGCTGCTAAATATGTAGCAGATGGCGGTGATGACTTGAAAGGATTATTCAAAGTACTTGCTCAAGTTGAGGAAGTAAGAGAGTTAAACCCTAAGAAGGCAGATGACCAAGAGCAGATTGTACGTGAGTACTTGAGAGCTACAAACTTTGGTACTACCGCTGATATTGAAGAAGAGATTGAAGATTGGAGAGATCGTGGTGATCTAGAAGCAAAAGCATTAAAGTTCAAGCCAAAATTGGACAAAATGCAAGAATCTGTTGTTGCACAAAAATTAGCTCAACAAGAGCAAATTAAAGCTCAACAACAAGAAGCTGCTAAAGCATATGTACATAATGTATATACAACTTTACAGCCTGGTGAACTTAATGGTATTAAGTTAGATAAGAAGACACAGGGTATGTTATATGCTGGTCTTGTACAACCTAACTATCCATCTATGTCAGGTAAACCTACTAATATGTTAGGTCACCTACTAGAGAAACACCAATATGTAGAACCAAACTACCCATTGATTGCCGAAGCACTTTGGTTATTAGCTGATCCAGTAGGATACAGAAATAAGATAAAGGATACCGGTAAAAATGAGCAGGTAGAAAAAACAGTGCGTCAGTTGAAAAGTGAAGAAGCTCGTAAAACATCTAGTACTCCGGTAGTAGAAAGAGAAGAGAAAGTTCAGCGCCG